CGCTCGATCCACGCCTTACGTTGAAGGGGCGACGGAGACGCTCGGCGCAGCCCTCGCCCGATCACGATAGCAGGCTTATTCCTCGTCGACGAGCGTCCAGTCGTCGGCAAGCATGTCAGCCTGCGACGCCAGCCATGGCACGACGTAGCCCTGCGCCGTCTTCATGTCGATATGCGCGTGATAGTCGATCTGCGTGCCCTCGGGATAGATGCCGAGCAGCGGCGCACGGTTCACCGTGAAGCGAGAGCCCGGCACGAGGAACAGGAACATTCCCTTGCCATTCCAGCCCGCGCGAGCGACGCGCTTGCCGGCCTTGAGCGCGTGCAGCGCATGGCCGAACGACATGGCGTCGACCGGCTGATAGTCGCGCGCATAGACGTCTTTCGGGCACCACGATTGATAGCCGTCCTGATAGCGGATCGCGTAGCCTTCCTGATTGGCTTCGCCCGCCTTGCCCTCGCGGGTTTCCGGCCAAACCGTGACGCGCTTCGTGCTGTATGCGTCGTGTGTCATATGTCACCCTTCAATGCCGGCCTATCGATCAAGCTGCAACCGGCTTGGCCGGCGCCGGCCGTTGCAGCATTCCGCGCGGTGCTTCCGCGATCGTGCGCGCCCGCATCAGGCTTTCGAGCGCCTGCATGCGCTTCGACTGCGCACCGGCTTCGTGCTCCTGCGCCCGAGCTATGTTGACGGCGAATAGGCCGGGCTCGGGCGGCTGCGGCGGCGCCTGCTGCGGCAGGTTCGCGCCCGTCATCACCTTTTGCTCAATCTCGGCCGCCTTCGCCAGATCGAGGCGAGCCGCTGCCAGATCGGCGGGCGTGTCGATCTGCGCCGTCGGGTTCTCGCCCTGCATGAGCGCCTGCGTTTCGACAAGGATTTTGCTCGCCTCGGCGTTGGTCTTCTGCGTCTTTGCCAGCAATTCGTTGATCTGCGCCTCAACCTGCTGGAATTTCATCATGATCGCCTGTTGATCCATCGGCGACGGCTTTTCGGCTTCCTCGATCGCCTTGAGTATTTTCTGCTTGATATTCGAGGGCAGCGGCGACAGCTCAAGGATGATCTGCGTCATCGCCTTCGGCGGGATTTGCAGGCCCTTTGCGCCAAGCGCGAGCACCGTGTCGAGCGTCGAGCGCATCGCCAGATCGGCGGATGGGCCCTCGTCAATCCCGATATCCATGTCGAGCGCCGAGAGCTGATTGAGCGCGACGGGCCGGCCGAATTCGTCCTTTTGCCAGCCGTTGAGCTGGATGAACTGCCCGAGCTCTTCGTTGTCCGTCACCTTGATCCAGCGCGGCGCGGTCCAAACCTGCTGAATGGTGTTCCACGTCTTCCGGTAGCAGCGCAGGCGCCACTTGCGAAATTCGACGATGAACGTGCCCATTTCGGCGATGCCGGCGGCCTGCAAAAGCTGGATCGCATAGCCGCTATCGGCCGGTATATCCGTGCCGACAAGGCCCGGGTTCGGGCCGTACGTGTCTATTTCGGCTTTCGCCTCCTGCAACATTTGCAGGTTGCCGTCGACGACGGCTTTCGCCTGCGCGTCTTCGGTGACGATCTCTTTGCCCGGGTTCTTGACGACCCATCCATCGACGCGAGCATACTCGCGGCGGGCGACTTCGACGTCGTCGACGGCGCCCTCTTCCGCGATCACGCGGCGGCTGTGCAGTTGGTGCAGCGCCTTGGACCGGCGATGGTTGATTTCGTCCTGCGGCCCCTTGAGGTCGCGATAAATCCCGTAGCGGTCGCCGTCCTGATCGACTTCATACGAGAACATTTCGAATTTGTGCGTCGAGCGCCCACGCTCGTCGCGGAACGGGCTTTCGCCCCATTCGAGCGCCGTGTTGCCGCAGTAGATGCAATAATGCCATGTGTCGCCGCGCCGGAACCACTGATCGACGATGCGCACGCGCTGGTCGGGCTTCGAAATCCAAGCGATCTGCCCACGCTCGTCGCCGCGCTCATAGTCGGATAGCGGGCCGTTCTCGACATAGCCGCGAATTTCGTCTTCGAATTCAGGCCATTTGGCGACGGCCTCTTCGACGTCGGTCCAGCGCGTCGTGCCCATGCGCCGCGCGTCGCTGAAATCGGCCTTCGACGACCGGGCGTCATAGAAAAAATCGCGCTGGTCGACTTCGTCCCATGCAACATCGGGCTCGCCGTCAGGGCCCATCGTGAGGACGATTTCGGCGCCGGCAATGCCGCGGATCGTGCATCGCCGCGCGCATTGCAGCGAGAGCATGGTCCAATCCCATCCCATCGCGTAGAGCAACGCTTGTGTTGCGATGGTCGCGCCGTCATCGGCTGCGCGGTTCGGCGTGCGTGGGTCCGCCTTCGGCCCCATCGGCAGCTTTTCGAGGATGCCGACGACGGTGTTAACCTTGCGCTTGATCCGGTTGTAGACGATCGGCGGTTGCCCGCGCGCTTCGAAGGTTTTCAACTCGTCGGCGGAAAACTGCACCGCGTGGAAATAGCGCTCACCCATGGCGGCCTCGCTATTCTCGGCGCTCTTCGCTGACACGTCGTTGAGGAAGGTTCGGCGCAGCTTCGAAACGGAAAGCGCCGGCCCGTCGTCATTGACAGCGGCCGGCGCCTGATAGGCGATTGGCTGGCGAGGCAGGAACGAAAGAATTGCTGCGCTCGCGCCCGCCATGGTTTTTCGCCCTTCGCTATTCGCCGCCGAGGATATTGCGCGTCCGCGCTTGTTCGCTATCGATATTATCGATGATCCGATCGATTTCGTCGAGTGTGCGCTCGTATATCGCGAAGAGCGAGGCCGCCGGCGGCGGAACCTCGCTTGCGCGCTGGTCGCTGCTTGTCAACCGCGCAACCCTGCAAAGGGTGATGGGTTCAGACCGCCCCGAACGGATAAGTCGCCCCCGCGACGGCGGGTTCGACACGAGCGGAGGAAAGCGTCTCCGGGCCGATAACCGGTGCAGCATAGCGCATGAACGGCTCGCCACGCTGCGCCGCCTCGCGATCCGCGATCAAGCGACAAGCGCCGTCCGGAAGGTCCCGCAGGCATTCGTCGAGGTCGTCGAGCGCGATCCAGACATAGTGGCCGTCCGCTACCTGCTCCGGCTCGATGAGGGTGGGGGCTTCGGGATCGCCCGTGTCGTAAACGGCCTCGGCGAGGACAACACGACAGGCCATCGCCCGTGACGTCCCGAACCGCTCGATCAGCGCCTCGGCGTCTTCGACCGTTGCGCAGCGGATGAGATGATCGATCATGGCGCGGACATTCCCGGAAGATCAGCGGGCGCATAGGCTTTGGCGTAGATATCGGTGCGAGCGACGGTGCCGAACCAATGCTCGCCGGCGACGCCGCAACCCTCTCGGAACGTGCTGAGCCCCGTGGGGATAGGCGACGCAATGGACCATGTCTTCGCCGACACGCCGTTGACCGACCCCGCAATGGAACCGGCCTTCAGCGCGATCACAGCCTTGATACGCGTATTATCGCCAACTGCGCCGTCAATCAGCGAATACCAGGCTGGCGCCCCCGCTTTCACAACCAACAGAACAAGTTGGCCGGTGCCAGCATCACGATAGAGCCGCAACCGGTTGTTCACCGTGCCATCGTCCCAGTGGAACAAGGCTTGTGCCGCGTTCAGCCCCGGCGCCGTGACAGCATCGACCACGATCGTCGTCTCGGCCGGCGTCGCGGCGGAATAGCTCAGCGCATCCGCAAGCCGCGCCACCGCGCCCGTGCTCGGGTCCATCGGGGAAGAGGACCAGAACACTCCCCCCAGTTCGATATTGACGAAGTCAGCGTAGAACGCCAGCGACCCACCGGAAAAGGCAAAGATGTTAATGCCCAGATTGCCGGCGGGGCTCGTCACGAACTCCTCGACGACAGTCACGGCCGGGTGGTTGCGCGTGATGTGCTCCCACTCGCCCGACAAAAGAGCGAGATCGATTCGCCAGATACCGGTCTGGTTAACATTGACTTTCTGAGCTGTCAGAATTCCAGTCGTCGATAGTCGACGAATCATGAGCTGCGGAGCGGAGTTCTGACTGCCGCCTCCGATACCCGCTGCGTAGATGTCGTTGTTGAAGCCTCCCATATTCTCGATACGCATGGCACCGAGCGTGCCGTCCGGCCGCGCGACGGCCAGGTCCTGCGTGACCGTGCAGGTCCCGCGCTTGGTCCAGTTCGCATTCGTGAAGTCACGGCTGTAGGGAAGAGAGAAGGTTCTCTGCCCCTCGACGAGCAGGCCGAGCGGCTTGCCCGTCGCGTCATGGTGCAGGCGCGGCTGGTTCGAACCGCTCTTGCGCCAGATCCGATCGGCATCGCGCCGCCAGGCGTCCGAGGCGCGCGAGAACGTGCCGCCCGCGGCTGCGAGATAGGCCGTGGCGGAAGCATGGACCTCCCCGCCGAAATAGCCGGCATTATCCGCCCAGGCCGAGACCTGCACCGGCAGCGCGCCATCGGGGCCGGGGACGAGCCATGCGGGCCTAGCACCCGCGCCAAGGTTGCTCGTCAACGTCAGACCGAGCCCGATATCGATCGACACAACGTCACACGCACCCGACGAGGTTAGCCGCCGTCGTTCCGGTCGCGTAAACCCACTGGCAGTTTATCGGCAGGATGCCGACGGGAACCGATTTCAGCGTGACGGACGACGTGTATCGCGACGTCCTGAACGTGATATCGCCCGTGGTCCCGACATACAGCGCGCGAAAGACGGGTGACGTGTCAACCGGCGTGTCGTTCGGCGTGATCGCCTTGGCATCCTGCGCAGGGAAAATATCGGTCGACGCCGGCATGATCTACCCTCGCGTTGCGCTATCTGTTCGTGCGCCATCATCGCCTCAAGCGTTCGCCGCGTCAACGCGTCTTCCACGCCTCGGGCTTGGCGATCGTGCTCGCGGTCGACTTGTATCCGGTGCGCTGCGCCGGCGTCTCGACGCGCGGCTTGCGCCCGGCGAGCGCGTTGTCGAGCAACTGCCCGACGAGGCCGAGCGCGTCGTGCTGGTCGTCGTGCTTGCCAGCCGGGAATGACAGGAGCTCGGCGAGCAGCTCGTCGATACCCGGCAGATCGTTCGCATACCATAGGCCGTGCGTCGCGATATGCGAGCGCATGGACTGAGCGCGCACGCCCTTGTCGAGCCGGGAAACGAACTGCTGCCGATCGGTATAGGCTTTCTGCTTGCGCTGCTCGCGCTCAAGGAACGGCCCGACGCCCGAGATGATCTGGCCGCGCTCTTCGGCCCATGACATCGGCTTGTAGAAGTTCACGAGCGCGCACCATGCGTCGACCCACACGTCGGACGTCGTGCGCTCGCGCCAGATATCGAGCAACCATGGCCGGTCCTTGAGGTCGAGCCCGATCACCGCATGCACGGTGTAGTCGCCGCGATCGGCCGTCACCGCATAGTCGCTGCCGCCATAGATGCGCAGCGTGTGCCGCGACGGGACGTGCTTCGGCGGTACAGGGTGGAACCATTCGCGTTTCCAGTAGGTGCCGTCTTCGACGGTCGGACGCTGCTGATAGAGCGAGAGCCACGCCGCGGTGTTGCGCTTGGCATCCGCGACCATCTTTTCCGTGAACCATTCCGGCCATAGCATCTCGCCGATCGGCCGCCCGAGCGGGTCGTCTAGGCTTTCGGACACCATGGGCACACGGATGACGTCCCACTCGTCGCCCTCTTCGGCGAGGATGCGCCCGGCAATGTCGTCCTCGTGCCAGCGCGTCATGATGAGGATTTGCCGCGCGCCCGGCTTGAGACGCGGCCGGAAGTCGAAGACGTACCATTCCCACAGCTTGTTGCGCTGATCTTCGGACATCGCCTCTTCGCGGCCCGAAATCAGATCGTCCATGATGCCGAGGTCGCCGCGATAGCCGGCGATGGCTTTGCCGGCGCCCGCGGCGAGATACTCGCCCATGTCGAGGGCGCGGTCGTTCATCCACAGCCGCGGCGCGAGCTGCCAGCGCCCGGCGCTGCGGTTCTCGGGATTGGTGTTGATCCCGAGGATGCGGCTTTGCTCTTCGATCAGGTTGCGGACGCGCCGGCCCCATCGCTCGGCAAGGTCAGTGCCGTGCGACGCCGCGAGCACGGACGCTTGCGGGAAGTGCGCGAGGAACCACGGCGGGAACAGAACCGAGCCGTAAGTGCTCTTCGCCGAGCCGGGCGGAAGGAAGATCATCACCTTCCGCTTGCCCTCGCCGCGCGTCAGCCGCTCAAGCGCGCGGATGATGAGCATGTGATGCCGAGCGGGTTGAAACCCGTTCTCAATGCACCATAGGCTTAGATCGTTTCGGATCGCTCGCCGTCTTATCAGCTCCGTCGCCGCCGCCTCGGGCGATAAGAGCAAGTTCGTCATCCGTCAGCCCCTTCGGATCGCCATTGCGGGCGACGATATCACGCTTTTCGACGCGCAGGCCAAGCAGCACGGCTTTCTCGCTCGTGGCGCTTACCATGGCCGCCGGGTTTTCCTTCGCCTTGGCGATGAGCCGCGCCTCTTCCAACTCGCCGACAAGCGTCTCGATCGTCGTCACCGCCTGCTTTGCGCCGATGCTCTGCAAGGTGGATATGCGGTTGTTCACGTCGGGCCGCACGAGCAGTTGCGTCGCGCCGGCATATGGGTTCGATCCGCTGTAGCCGGCCCGCTCGTAAGCCTCGTCTCGCGGCAGGCCGATAGCGATGCCCTGCGCGAACAGCTCATGCCGCGGGTTCGGGAGCGCCGCCGCATCGGCAAGCGTGCGCTCTGTGCGCGGCGCCGAGGGGCGGATCGCAAACGGGTCGCGAGTGCGCAAGGGCGGTTGATCCTCCGTTTGCGCAGGGGCGGGTAACTCCGGCTTGCGCCGCCTCGGCCGAATGCTCATTTGCGCCCTTTCCTCGTGGCCACAGCTATTTCACACCTAAGCCGCTGAAAAACAACGACAAAAACCGTTCAAATGCCCAAATGGCCAAAATGGCCCAAAAAATTAGGTCGCCAGCCTACAGGATATAAGAGATACACTCACACAGCATATTATTGCGTTAGAACCCCTATATATGATATTATATTTCTTATATAATATATATCT